TTTGTCCAGGTCGATGATGTTTTTAGTGCCGTTAATCTCGGTGTCCAGCTTAAAGTCGAACTCAGACAGGTCAATATCGCCGTAAAACCGATTAAGTTCAAAGATACGAACCTCGACCCGGTTGTCACCAACCCAGCCGATGATTCGCTCTTGGGTTGGAATTTTGAGACTTCTGCCTTCTATCTTTATCACATTGTTTCACCTACCTTTCTTTACTTCGCATTAATTACCTATTGTGCAGTTAAAAATCTTCCTCTAGTATTGTAGGTTCGTTTCCCCAAATAGCAAATATAGCATTTTGTTGTTTTTGCGGTAATTCGTCAACCACTTCCTGTCTCCCCCTGATACTGTTTATATAGGCTTTTCTATGTGGCTGACCTATCGGGTATAGCGTTCCATTATCATCATAGTATCTTTGGGTTTTAACACTTACACCGTCCTGTGTAAGCATATCTAATGTTATTTTTTCTATCATGTTTATACCTCCTTAATTAAGGCACTCTATACCATCCACTAATTATAAGGTCATTGTTATATGCTCCGACCGATGACGTAGAAAGCATAGATGCCTGCATATAGTTAGCTTCCTGTTCATTGGGTCTGTTATAGCCTATGGTAATATACGGTCCATTTACAATCCTAGCGTAAGTTGGTTTTTCTGTTGCAGATGAACCAAATTTGCGTATAAATCCTATACTTAAACCGTTTATATCGTAAGCATACGGAAAAGGTAGACCTCTAATCCTTAGGTCACCACTTGCATTTCCTAAAGATAGTGATGATGTTGCAATACGCATTTGTATAAAACACATATTGCCAAACTTTAGATATCTGCCTGCTTGTTCACCATACACAATACTGCTAAAACTTCCGCTTTCAGGAATGTATTCAGGTGTCCATGTCCCTTTTTCATAATCGGGAACTCCATGTGGATTTTGAGGGAACTCTTGCGACACATTTTCTGCCTGATGCGTCATAAAATCCTCAAAGTTTGGTAAAACAGTAAATAAGCTTGTCACGCTTTCCAGCACCAGCCCATTTAAAGAAACACGATACAAAGGAAAGTCTCTTTGAGTGCCGTCAGTTGCCAGATCCTCTTGTACTATATCCGGGTCTACTGCAGTTGCCCCTGGCGTCCCTTTAACCACTTCCAGGGTTATACTTTCTATTCCGGTAGTTGTGTTTTTTTGATATCTAGCAACTATAAGATCATTTCTTTTTTCTCCAGGTGTTCCGTTGTCGATTGTAACTTCTTCATAGTCATTAGCTCTTATCCTTGCTTGATGTCCTTGTATTACTAAGTCGCCATCCATGATCCTAACTGTGTTGTTGTCAATAATAGTCGCTGCAAATTTATTTCCGACATCTAAAACATAATCGCCTTGCCCAAATATTCCACGATACAAACTGGCATCGTCCATACTTGTTACATGATTTTCTCCTGTGTATCCAGTTATAATCTCCATTTAATCACCAACCTTATATTCGATTTTTACAATTCCATTATTAATCCGCACTATCTTTTGAGTTATTGGCCTTGATACATATAGACCCGTAACCTTTTCTCTGCCGGCTATAATATCACCCAGCTCTAATTCCATGTCCTCTACGTTTACTTCTACTGTCTGATTGTTCATTAACTCCTGTAGTCTTCTTATGCCGTGTTCAGTTAGTTCTTGTAGACTTTCAGCATTTGGATAATCAAAAATATCTACTATCTCATCAGTTCCAAAATAATGTTGAGTTGTGCCAATATTTCCATTAGCATCAACATAAAGATCTATAACCTGTCTTGCTGATAATTCTCCACTTCCAAGACATATCAGATGGTTTATTCCGCCCTTATTGTCCTCTGCCACAAAATAAATTTTGCCATCTTGGGAAAATTCGATTTCATCTGAAAAGTCTATGACAGGCTCGGCACCTAACTCAACAAATCCATTTTTATACCTTATCTTGAGTCTTGCGTTGGCTGTTTTCAGCATTGCAGTAAGGCCGCTTAAAACATCAGTATATCGGTTAAATCTATAGGTATTAATGATTATATCTGTTGTACCTGGCACAACGAACAAGTTATTTAAATCCACATAATCAATGAGCTCTGCTATTATCTCATTTGCTTCACCTGATACAATATAATAGTCATCTCCCGGTAATGGCCTAATGATTTTCTTGCTAAGAATTCCTCTCCAAGTTCTGCCGCTATAGTAGATTTTTGAATTCCTGGTGTCAGATTTTACACTGTCAATTATTCCTCCGTATTCAGTATTTTCGATATAAAACATGTCTGTATGTTTCAAGACATTATTATAGATACCCACAGCTATTTGAAAATCATTAGTATCGCCACAGTCTAAATCCAGTGAATAATTCCGGAGTACGCCTTTTTCAGTTCCATTTTTGTCCATGTAAATCAAATCCATGCAGGCTCACTCCTTTCATAGAATAGAGTTAGATCAAAGCTAAATTCCTTGCTCCATGAAACCGGATTCTGCCCTTGCTCTATCAACTTAAAAACAGAATATTCTTTGCTTCTTCTGTGAAATTCATTGATTTTTTCGCCATTGATTTTAGTCTTAATAATTGTTTTTAGTGCGCTATTTATAGTCAGATATTCCCCGGCTAATAAATCTGTGTTAACCGCATAAGGATGCCCCTTGATAAAAACAGTTGGATTTAAGACCGGCCCGTAAATAATTAATTCAAAATTAGCGTCTGTGTAGTGGTTGTTCGTTATACTTCGGATAAACAAACCGTTTGAATAGTCATAAGGATACCCGTATGGATAAAAACTTTCACCAGTTATGTTTTCAATGTAAAAGTGATAAGTGGTTTCCTTTATCCATACGGGCGTATCAGTTACCACTTTAATTTCCTTGGCCAAGTAATTCCCTTGCCTATAATACTTCGAAATAGTGCCCTCTACGATATAACAACTTAGATAATAATCCCCTATCCACAACTTACCAGGTGTATTCGCCAGTACATCTTTCTCAAATGCTTCAAATACCTTGTTTTTTCTTTCGTTAGCCTCTTCCTCTGTTTTTCCGTATATAGATATAATCATTTTGCGTTCCTGCACTTCACGCCTGAAATTCCCTATGTGTCCAAAGTCCGTATCATATTGCCATGTGTAGTCAAACAGGTTGGTGTCGCTGATAAAAAGTTCTCTACTTCCAAATTCAATCTTCTCGTTCTGATTGTTTTTATATATTATTGGTCTATGCAAACTGTCTCACCAACCTTCCAAGCTCTCTGTCGTTCCATTCGAGCCTGACGCCATCAGTGAGAGCCTTAACAATTATTCTATACAACCTTTCTTCCTGCTCTCTGGTGTTCAGGGAGCTTATTCCAACATCTAGTGCATCCGGAGCCGATAGTGCAAGTTCAGATTTCAGGGTTCCCGTGGTTAAACCTGCAAGTTCCTCCATCGCAGCAGTAACCGGCTTGACATTATCCTCAATACCCTCTGCCAGCCCTGCTGGTAACCATTTACCGACATCATCTGCAAATAACTTGGAAGGAGAGCCTATCCCGAAAAAGCCCTTCACGCTGTTGACTATTCCTTTTGCCCAGCCTTTGATCTGATTTTTTAACCAAGATCCAGCATTTTTTATTCCATTCCATAGCCCCTTTACCAGATCTAATCCTACACCAGCAAGAGACGATACCCCTTTGCCTAAAGCACCGACAATCCCCGATATGATTTGAGGCATGGCTCTTACTATAGTTGCTATAATTGTAGGGAGATTAGTGATTAAAGCGGTTAATAGTTTTACACCTACATTAATTATGAGCGGGATATTGTTAACAAGCGCATTAATTATGCTGTTCATTATTTTGGGTAATGCCGCTACTATGGTAGTTATAATTAATGGCAAGTTCTGTACTAACGCAGTTAATAATTTTATCCCTGCATCAACAATAAGCGGAATGCTTTTGATTACGGCTTTGATTACGCTATCTATTATTTTAGGTATTGTAGCTATTATTACACGGATAATGGTTGGCAGGTTCTGTACTAATGCGGTTAGCAATCGTATTCCAGCATCAATGATGAGAGGAATGCTGTTTGTGAGTGCATTTATTATACTGTCTATAATTTTAGGTATAGCTCCCACTATTCCGTTTATGATAGCCGGTAAATTCTCTACCAATGCCACTAATAACTTTATGCCTGTGTCAATAATTAATGGTACAAGAGTGCCGATTGTATTGATTATATTTTCTATTATAGATGGGAGTACGGCCACTATGTTGTTAATGATGGTCGGTAATTCTGCAACAAGTGATGTAAGCAACTTCACCCCAGCATTAATAATCAGTGGGGTTTGCTCTGTCAACGCCATTAATATGCTGTTAATTATCTCAGGTATCTTCTCAATGAGAATCGGTATTGCATTCATCAATCCCTCGGCCAGCCCGAACATTAACCCCATCCCGCCTCGTAGCAGCATAGGGAGGTTTTCTATAAAAGTAGATACTAGTGTTAATATAGCCTCAACTGCAACAGGTATTAGTTGCGGCAAAGCTTGTCCTAAACCCGTTAGTAAATCGTTTATAGCCTGCATGCCAGATTGTATAAAGCTTGGCCCCGCCTCTCTTAAAACGGATACTATAACTTGCGGTATTTGTATTATGGTACTTGAAACCATAGGCATCAAGTTTTGTAAGAATGTAATTAGGGTAGTGCTTAGATTTTGCAGCATTGGGGCGATATCTTCGCCAAGTGCGATAGCCCCCAGCGTGTCCGTAAATGCTGCTTTCAGGGCGCCAAATGAGCCTGATAGAGTTTCTGTAGCCTCCTTGGCTGTTGTACCGGTGATGCCTAATTCTGTCTGAATAACATGGATTGCTTCGTATACATCTGCCAGATTATCTATGTCATATTTTACACCCGTCAATTTTTGGGCATCAGCAAGCAGTCTCTCCATTTCTTTTTTGGTACCACCGTAGCCCAATTTCAAGTTATCCAGCATGGTATAGTTCTGCTTTGCGAAGCCCTGGTAAGCGTTTTGTATGTCTCTCATAGCAGTACCCATTTTATTAGCATTATCGGCCATATCAATCATGGCCATGTTTGCTTTGTCCGCAGCTTTTTCTGTATCGCCACCCAAAGATTGTAGCAAAGAAGCAGAAAAAGAGGTAACCTGTTCCATATATTCATTTGCTGATACCCCAACTGTTTTATAAGCTTCGCTTGCATATTTTTTAACTCTATCTGCATGGTCCTTAAATAAAGTTTCAACTCCGCCAAGCGATTGTTGCAGGGCTCCGC